TGGACTGCTGAAGAAATAGAAATCAGATCAACTGTAAAACAAGAAGCAACTGTGGAGGTAACAAATGCTTGAAATTACAACTACTAAGAATAAAGAACTAGGATTGTGGGATATAACCGCAACTCTTACATTACCACCAATTACGGTAACTAGATTGAAGAAAGACAAGAATGATGTTGAGTATGAATTGCGTAATGCTTTCAGCGAAGTCATTCAAGAGATCGTAGAGAAGCATTGTGAGGAGGAATTATAATGGCACTATCACAACAGGTAGAATATTCTCTAAGAGAAGCACAGGAGGCATTGCGAAACGCTCTTGCCTTCTCTGCTAGAAATGAGAAACCCTATGTTAGTAAGCATATTGCTGATATGCAGGCAAACATTGAGAATCTACTAGATGCAGTAGATATTGTGGAAAAACTAGAAAACAGACAGCAAGGTGATAGTGGATTCTTTGGTACATACTTCAATAAGGACGAAGAAGATTAAATAAACCTTAAGCATAACTAGATTTTATAATTAGTTATGTTATAATCTCAACACAATCACCACTTCGGCCAATGATTAATCTCGATGAACGATACCTTTCGTATCTACAGACTGATAAAAAGTTTAGAATTGATGGCGTGAGCGAGAAAGTGCATAACTACGGTTTCCATTGTGATGGAAACGAGATAAAGGGACACTATGTTGTTACTGAGAACCATAAATTGTATTATAATATGAACGGTGATTTCATCAAAAAAGAACTAAAATGACACATCCCAAGCACGATTTAGAACACGAAGTTTACCTTGATCCTAAAGATGGCAAGGAGCATATCAATCATGGTATGTTGGAGTACACAAAAGAAGATTTAGAAAATGTCCACGCAGATTATGATGAGTATCATAAGGATGATGTAGTTGATCCTAACGAAGGTAAGATCAATGACTACCATACAAGGCACGAAGATTCACATCTTGAAGTCTATTGTGATAATCATCCCGACTCTTTAGAGTGTAGAGTCTATGATGACTAAGTGGTTATAACTATGGACACTTGTTATAGTGGCACACACCCCCTACACAGGGGGTTTTTTATTGCTATAATATACCTATAAGCAACAAATCCAATGGAAGTTCAACAACACGGAAACTACTTTGAAGATTTGAAGATTAAAGAACTTACTGGATATGGTAAGGAAGAATATGATAGTTTTAAATCCAATGGATACACTTCATCTATGGATTTGGTTGAAGGACTTTATGTTGATAGGAATTATAGTATTAAGACTGCTAAGGGTAATAAGGTTGATTGTGGTGATATTCTAAGAAGAATGGTGGAGGATGATTATAATATCGTTGTGGGATTGTGGAAACAATCAGGTGACAATAAGATATTTCATACTGAATATACTTTTAATATTAAACCAGAAGATATGGTTAAGTTGTGGGGTAATATGAAGTATGAAGATGTGAAAGACTTTGATAGTTTCATTAAATCTATTCCATCAGGTAAAGAGGCACAACAAACAACAAAGGCAGAGAGAACATCACGAAAGAAAACACTTGCAGATAAAAATGCACTAATGGTTATACATCCAAAGGTGGATAGTAAGAATCAAAGAAGAGTACAATGCTCATTTAAGATTGACCAAATGATAAAGTCTGGTGTAGAATATACAAAGAAAGATATTAACATTGTAATACATTCACCAAAGAGAAAGTTTAACAAATGAGAGCATTTTGTCCACCAAAGAATACTCCCGAAAAGGATATTGTAATGACTCCTGAATATCTTGCAAAGGATATTATAGAGCATTTCAACCCTACAGGTATTGTATTAGATCCCTGTAGGGGAACAGGTGCTTTCTATGATAACTTTACTGGTGAGAAGGATTGGTGTGAGTTAGGGGAGGGAAAAGATTTCTTACAGTATGCTAGTAAGGTTGATTGGATAATAACAAATCCACCTTGGTCAAAGATGCAGAAATTCTTAGAGCATGGTATGAAAGTGTCTGATAATATAGTTTACTTAACTACAATCAATCACTATACCACTAAGAAGAGGATAAGAGATATGAGGCAGTATAACTTTGCTATTAAGGAGATCTATTGTGTTGATACTCCTAAGAAACCTTGGCCACAACTGGGGTTTCAACTTGCTGCTGTTCATACACAGAGAAATTATACAGGAGGCATCAAGATGTCTTATGCCAGTTGAGGAAGTGGCACACACTCAGTTGAAACCACTCTTCATCATACTATAATAGCAGTATGGGAAACAAAAGAGGTTCCTAACTACCTGACAGAATAAGAGAACGAATCGGATTAAGTTCCTCTCCTCTTATCAGAAGCAGGACATTACCGTTGGGGTAAAAGAACACACAGTCGCCTCTTTTTGTTTCTCTCACCTTATCACACATACGAGGAGATGGATGTGCCTCTCGGTTCGCAACCGAAGAAAGAACTAACATCCCCATGGCTTTTTACTTTTTTATTACCAATGGGAACTCGCTCACGCATAGGACTACAACTTGAGGGACAGATCATTTCAGTATATCATCATTGGGATGGTTATCCTGAGTGGTTAGGAGTTACACTTAATAAGAAGTTTAACACAAGAGAGAAGGTTGAAGAGTTGATTGATGGAGGAGATATGTCCTCTTGTGATACTGAGTATGGATGGGATTATGATTATAGTTCCGAGGAAGGGAAGAGAGAAGTATCTGCCCCTTCATACTACTCAGAGAGAGGCGAGGACTGCCCACCAAAGATTTCTGAGTCAATCACAGAGTATCTTGACCAAACAGAGAGAACTGATGGTGAGTATGCTTACCTATTTGACAATGGTGAGTGGACTTGCTATGATATAGGTCAGTATCATGGAGTGAGAGGCAGAATACTTGATATTCCTGAAGAAACACCTGAAACTGTGACAGTTCCTTAACTGGCACAAGGATGGTTGATCTTCCACCCACATCCATTATAATAAGATCACTCAGGCAATCATACATCCATTTTTGGTTAGGAGATGTAAGTCCTGTGTCACATTGAGAGATATGTGGTTCCATAGCCCCGATTAAGTTTGGGGGTTCAGGTGTAAGCGATTCCCTATGGGTAAATTTGGGCATATAGGTGAAACCTTGCAGATGCCCCACTCTTTCAATTTTCTATTTGTGGTATGACTTAGTACCTGTAATTAGACTCAGTAAATGGGTTAGGATCAGGTGAAGCACCTCTTGAGCATACCACATCCCTTTGTAAACGACACTACTTTTTATTATGTCATTTGATTCATCTAACGCAGTTTCTTACAACTTTGCGGAGTTCCTACTTGAGAACGCAGATACAGCAGCAGATGTATTAGCAGTTCTTGATGATGTTGCGGAGGTGCAAGAGACCGCTTTATAAACTGGCACAAACATGCCCCCATTTCCTGTTGGGGGCATTATAATAATTACATACACAACAAAGGAGATTCAAATGCCAACAGTTCTTACAAGAGAAGAGAGAGAGCAAGTGGTTGCGGATCTTGAAAACAGAATCCTTAGATGGACAAATCAGTTATGTATCTCACTTGCTGAGAACTACAAGCAGTATCATAGAAGAATGATTGAATCTAATGCTGCAAGGTTTAATGCTGATGGTAGTAGAGCAGATCTATCACGCTATGCACAACAGCAATTAAATGAGTTAAATGAGGGTACATTCAAAGGAATGAGATTTACCATAGAGGAAGGTAGAAAGTATTATAAGATCATTTCAAATGATTGGGATGATAGAGCAAATGATTGGAGAAGTGGTGGAGTTCACGCATTTGTGAATAAGAAAACTGGTGAGATTTACAAACCAGCATCATGGAAATCTCCAGCTAAGCACGTTAGATACGATCTAAGACTTATTAAGGATCGTGAGTATGTGCTTGATCCACGCAACTGTGGATGGGCAGGTGGTTATCTTTATATGAGATAATCGCTATGCTTGTAGATCTAATTAAACCAGAGATAAATGTTGCTCTTAAAGCATTAAGAGCATATCCGTCTCTACATCCTGACGATGAACAAGTCTATCTTAGATTGATTGAGAGATTAGAGGAGTTCCAAAAAATTTGCACTTGTAAGGAGGATTAAATGCTACATCTTATTACACTAGCAGTAATATGTGCTATCGTATCTGCTATGATAGTTTTAACGGTTTACAATCCACATCATCATTAAAATGAATTTCAAACCTATTACCAGATACACAAGGGCAGGTAGAAATGGTAAGAAACTTCAATGCCCTAAGTGTCAATCAGTTCGTACAATTTATCATTTTAACTTCTCAGGATTAGTTTGTCCTGATTGTAAAGAATCTATTGACAAATATGATTGGAGTGTAGAAGTATGAATTACAAATGGGCAGCAACTCACACTCTAACATTTAAAGAGTGGAAGGCAGAGAAGTTTGTTGAGTATCAGGATGCTTTAGATTATGCTGAAGAGAAACGTCCTTATCATAATTCAACTTACATCTGGAAATTAACTGAAGGTAAACCATTAGCTTGGGTGGAAATAGCATGAGTAATCAACTGACTAGTAAAGAAAAACTTCTATTCATTCTATCATTCTTATGGACACTACATTGGGGAACAAGAGTCGTATCTATCGTAGTGGATACGGTTATTCTAAGCGAAGGTGTGAGAGCGTTACCAACTGGTTTCTAAACACTTTCCTACCAAGACATCATATTGATGTAACTATCACTCATAGAGGGTTGATTAGAGAGGATGCAATGGGTTTCTGTGATTGGATAGGAACGTCACATAACCCAAGAGACTTTGAGATACAGATGCAGTCCAATATGGATGCTAAAATGTATATTGAAACTCTATTGCACGAACTTGTGCATCTTCGTCAATGGGTTCATGGAACTCTGAAGATGAAGAGTGGTAAGTTTGTATGGAAGGGTGAGGACATACATCACATTGATTATATGAACCAACCCCATGAAGTTGAAGCATTTAGAGAAGAAGGTATTCTATACCGTAGATATATGAAAGAAGTGAAGGGTGTGACAGTTGAAGAACCTACACACTACTTCCCCAATAGATTAATTCAGTCTCTATAATAAGAGTATGAAAAACACCCACATTGAACACCCCGAAGATTCTATCCTTACAGGAGATCTATCGGTATTGGACTGGTTCTGTTCTATGAAGGGTGCTAAGGCATCATTGAAGATAGACGGAGCTCCAGCAGTAGTATGGGGAACTAATCCCGCTACTGGCAAATTCTTTGTTGGCACTAAGAGTGTATTCAACAAAGTAAAACTTAAGATTAATGAGTCTCACGACGATATTCGTCGCAATCATCCTGATCCTGATCTCAGGAAGAAACTTCATGCTTGCTTTGATTTTCTTCCTCATACTGATGACATCATTCAAGGTGATTTCATAGGATTTGGTGGTGACCATACATATCAACCTAATACTCTTGTATATTCCTTCCCTGAAGTGATAGACCAAGAGATCATTATTGCACCACATACTGTGTATGATGCTCCTACAGGGTTGCTCAAGGATGCCATAGCAAGTGCATTAGATTATGATCTACAATCTGATGATGCTGTATTATTTGTTAAACCTAATGTAGAGTTTGGTGTAACTACTGCCATCATTGAGAAGTGTAAGTTTGCTAGACAGATGGCACAACTTGTTAAGTTTGTAGATAACAAGGGTAAGAGAGAATTAGAGAAGAAGTTAAACCAATGTATCAAAGAGGGTATCAATCCTGGTTTTGATAATAACCTGATTAGTTTTTGGAAGTTGGTTAAATCTATCAAGCACGACTTCCTTAATCAGTTTGTTCATGATGGTGAGTTTGCTACATTTGTATATGATGGTGATACCATACAACAGACTGATGGTGAGGGTTATGTGATGTGGAACAGTATAGGAACTTATAAATTAATTGATAGAGAGGTATTTTCTCAAGCAAATTTTAACACTAAAGCATATTGGATGGTGTAGTATGGAACCAGTAGAACTTACAATCAACCTGACTGAGGCAGTAGAGGATCTACAACTTGGTTTAACTAAGGAACAGGTTGAATATATCGCTAATGATATTAAGCGAGGATGGGACTTCTCTCACATATATGAGGAGATCGAAGTAAAGGTGGAGGAATCTGCCCGATATGCTAACATTACATTATCCACTTGATTTAAAATGTCACAATTATCTGAAACCACAATCAACAAACTTGCAGACACACTTGTAAGTGATGTTATTGATTACATTAATGAGGATGATCGTTTAAGAGACTTTTACCTTGAGGTCATAGGTGATGCTGTATGCGAAAAGTTAGGTAACAAGAATAAGGATGGAACTTGTTCGTTTGATAGTGGTCTATCTTCTGAATTGATTATGGCAATAGCAGATAGAATATTAATTACAACCATACCTAATGATACATCTTCAGATTTGTTATCATACTTTAGGAACAAAAGATGACTTTAGATAGCAGTAAGTTAATGTATTCGGGTGGTAGTAATGATGAGTGCTATACTCCTGATTATGGTGTTAAACCTATTCTTAAATACATTCCAAAAGATGCAGTAGTGTGGTGTCCATTTGACACACCAGAGAGTGAGTTTGTAAAGCAGATTGAGCAACAGAATGAGGTTATATACTCTCATATTGGAACTGGTAGGAACTTTTTTGATTATGAACCGTATGAGTGGGACGTGATGGTATCAAATCCACCATTTACCAATAAGCGTAAATACTTTGAGAGAGCATTATCATTCAATAAACCTTTTGCATTAATAATGACTAACACTTGGTTGAATGACTCAGCACCTAAGCAGTTGTTTAAGGATAGGGACTTACAGTTGCTTATGTTTGATAAGAGAATGAAGTTTATTAGTCCTGATGGTAGAGATAATGATAAGATCACTTTTAGTAGCAGTTATTACTGTTGGAATATGCTACCAAAGCAGATAATAATGGAAACCCTTGATGTGCCACCTAAGAAACTGGCACAAAAGAGCAGCAGCGAGGCAGTTCTACCACTATAATAGAAGAGTAAACAAAGGAGGACACTATGGCATTTGATTCAGTAGACCTTCTATGTGAGGTTTACGGCAAGTACATTGCAGAACAGGGACTACCAACTGTATCCAGCGATGAACAGGACAGATCAGAACTTACCACCGATCAGGTAAGATGGTTAGAAGCATTTGAACAACTATGGGATCTAGCAACATGAAAGTAACTAAGTACCTAGTCACCGATATTATGTTCGATTTTGAAGACTCACAGGGTGAGTTGGATAAGGAAGATCAAATTGAAATATGCCAAGATACATTGGGTATCTGGGAGGCAGAAGACGAGGACGAATTAGTTGATAAGATCTCTGATAGAATGGGATGGTGCGTACAATCAATAAATTACACTACTAACCTTTTACATCCACTTACTTCCTATCTCTAAAATGGCAATTACTTCAACTCAACACAATGAAATTGCGGAGCAATTCGCTGAATTAGTTGTTGATGGCATGGACATGAAAACACTTGTCCAATATGTTTATGATGATCTCATAGAATATTATGAGAAGTGCGATCAAGAAGAATTGAGAGAACAAATTGATGAGTATGATGAGGATCTATATGATGAGTTGCTTGAAAATGTAACCAATGAAACTGTCCTTGATACTAACAATACTGGAGGTAAGTATTAATGCCAAACTTAAATGATTCTCAAATTTATGACATCATTCAGCAGTATGTTGAGATCAAAGTTGATAGAATGGATACACAAGAATTAGTAGAACATGTTACTGAAAACCTTACAGATTGGTATTCTGACTTCTCATTAGAAGAGTTAGAATCTGTCATAAGTGGTGATGATGAAGAGTTATTTGATGAGTTGGTTGATAATGTAACGCAACAGTATCCTAAACAACTTAACGCTTTTGGGGGTTAATCTAATGGCAAGAGCATTACACATGACTCACGATGAACTCTATGAAATGGTCAAATTATATGACCTATTGAGAGATATGGATTTTGAGTTGACAGATAAGCAGGTTGATGTGCTTGACCGCTTGCAGTCAATGGAAACTGGATTTGGTGCAGAAGATGTAGAAGAATGTATTATTGAGGGTAATGATTACAAAGACTGTGTTGACCGTATGGTTGAATCTATGGAGGTATCCCAATGAAATTTACTGAAAATGAGTATGATTTGATAGTATGGTCACTTGAGCAAATGTGGTTAGACTTCGATCCACAATCCGAACAGGACGCTCACAATGCTATCACAAAACTGAGAGAAATGACAGAGTTTGTGCCAGCTAAGGAAGTGGCACACGTCCACAAGAAAAGGGACTTAGACTCGCTATAATAAAAGAGTAAACAAGGGAACAACCCAATGCAAATTTCTTCTAAAGATGGGAATATGGTTGTTGACTTCAATCCTATCAAGGGTGACAACGACCAAGTATTGAAAACATTACGTTTTCGTGGCGACACTCAGAGAGAGTATCCTATCTCCAGAGATCACTTCTACTATCAAGTGAGAGAGTATATTCTCACTCACAAGTATGTGGTTACAGATGAGTCTATGGAGGCAGTTGACCTAGCAGATTGCACACTATGGAGGGCAGTTTAATGTTACCAGAGTACAGACCAGTTAAACAGTTGAATGACTTTGTTGATTATGTTTGGTCATTCTATGGTGAGCATGAGGACACTCTTTACCCTATCAAGGGATTACAAAAGAGAGACATCTACAATGCCTTCTTTACCTACAAGGATAGAATAGAGAAGGGTGACATTGAGTATGCACACTATTCTTGGGGATTTGGTGATAGTATAGATCGTGAGAGAGTAAGAGACATTATACTTGAGAATCCAAAATTTAAACAAGTAAACCGTTTCGATCTTTTAAACCAATGAGAACAACTTCCAACCAACTCTTCGCAGACATCGACTTCTTAGTGGATGAACTGGGTATGAGTGCTGACCAATGTGATGAAGTGCTTCATGCTTGTGATGAGTTAGGAGGCATTAGTGCAGAGTATTTCTGCGAAGAGTTTGTATTTGTTACAGAAGATCCTGATGACATTCCAAGATTACACGACGACAACTACCTTAAAATCAACTGGGGTTTAAACTAACCACAGTAACCTTTTACATTCACTTACTAATTTTTTTAAAATGTCCGATCTATTAAACAGTTACACATTTGAGGCAAAGAAAATTGTTTACTATTCAGTAACAGTTGGTGCAGATAATAAAACTGAAGCAAAGAGAATTGCAAAAGATTTTGAACATTGCACACATTATGAGGAGGTTGAGCGTTGTGAAGGATATGAGTATAAGGTAGGTAAACTATTAGAAACAACTGATGAAAAGTGGTTGACATAATGGGTTACTTACACGAACAGTATAAAGAGATGCACCCAACACCAAAGACAAAGGAAGAACAGTTCCGAGAGTGGTTAAGTGAGTGTCCTATTACCATTACAGACTTTCAAGATAATAGTTTGGATGGATATGTTGGATATGCAGTTGACTTTGAG